CCGATGTCTTATTTCCAGAAAGCGTTATGCCATTAATTGATGGCTTATTCGTGAGGTCGGAATATGAACTTGTGCTGCCATTCTCCCCGCCGTCTACTCTATAAACATAGAGTAGAGGTGATGTAAATCCAGATGAAACAAACTGCAATTCATAGATGTGGTTAGCCACACTCTCTCCAAGATAAGAGGACATACTAATTACCTGCCCCTTTGGAATCTCGGTCGCAATGCCCCCTTTAATAAAGTATGCTTTTTCAAGTAATGTCGGATTTTTGGGGACAAATAGTATATTTAGATCATTTTGTCTTGTGACAACAAACTTGAATCTTTTATAGGTTATAATACCAAATGAAGAAAAATCATAACCCCCAAGCACTATCGTATTGACTTGTGTACCGTGGTTAAAATCAATGAAATTATACCCAAGATTCTTAACTAACGCCCATCCGTAATTGTTAGTTATTGCGGCAATTGTGGAGTATGATATAAGAGTTCCTTCGGAAAGTATATAAATCGTATCTCCTACGGAAGCACTACCAACCAATGTAAATACGGTCTTACTTTGAAGCGTACAATTAATCTCATCCCACTCAGTATATCCTTCTTGTGATGAGGTTGATTTTTTAACAAACAGATGGTTATATGTGCCATCGCTGCAACACATATATGTATCGCCAGTCGTAATGGTCTCTCTCTTATCGAGGCCATAATTATACATACCTGCAATATCCAGAGTTGTATTATGTCCGCTATTTGTAATGAATCCACTTGGGTTGTCACTTGCTGGGATGATATTCGTTTTTATTGTACTGGCTATTACATCAGATTGCGCTACTCCTCCTTGCGCTGTTGATTTTACCACATATCCCGACTCCCAATTAACTTTCTGAATTGCGTTATCGGCAAGAGTAAGGGATGCCTGCACGGCATTAGTCATGTCTGTGGAAGGTATGCCGTTTGACGGTTTGGAATAGACTCCTAAATCCGATGATGTTTTATCGCCTGAAAGAGTAACTCCGTTGATGGAGGGTTTATTAGATAGTACGGAATAGTCAGCGGCACCAGCTCCGCCAGAAGGGCGAGTGATATTCACTGATGAAGTCCTTACCGTCTGCTCGGCACCTGCGTTATCATCATATTTCACATCGCAGACGAGTCTTGCAGTCGCACCTTGAAACGCAGTTGAGGCTGGAGATATGGCTATGGATTCAGTTGTAGCACCGCTTATATTTACATAAACCTCTTGCGTTTCATCCCAATACTTCCATTGATAACTCTTTGCCGCAACACCGGAATTGCATCGCGCAACAATAGTATTGTCTTCGCTTTCGTCAAGAGAGTTGAAAAAGTCATTGCTGGTCTGTATCGTGGCCGTAGAGGTCTTTTCTTGCGCGGAAGGTATATTGTATTGTCGGGACTTTTTTAATGCCTCTACGCGAGTTTTTGTCTGCTGCGCCTTAATCTCTTTCTTCAAGGTGGATATTCCTCCAAAATACTTGTCGTCACGCAATGTCACGGAGTATTTAGGCAACTCCTCACTTTCATCAATTGAAAGGGAATCAATAAGGATGTATTGCGCCGATCCTGCCGTGATGTCGGTATCAAGCACATCGAAATACATTCCTTCGGAAAGCGGTATTAGTGTGCCGGCCTCCAACTTATCCTGCATAAACTTACTGTCTATCTCAGGGGTGTATGTCACGCGAGGCGAGCAGTGGTCAGTGAGCCACGCGGATGCCGCATTGTGTAGTTTTGCCATCGCCGATGTGACATATATTGCAGGCATCTCCATATCGGTAAGCACAAAGTAGTCACCCGCCGCGATGGGAGCATTGGCATTGGGGAAATACTCACTCAATGATTCATCAAGCACCCTGCCACAAGTAAGAGTCCAATCGTCCGTAACGGAGTTGTAAGAGCATTTGTTTACCACGAAAGCCCTTCCTCCGTTCCTTCCAGTAGTCATATTGAGTGTGCATAATCCATCACTCAATGCGCTCATTCTGTCATTGATGTTGAAACCTATCTGTTTCAGCGTTACGGTAAAATCGGCAGGTATATCAGATGCCTCCTTGCGTAGATATTCGGTAGTACTTGCACTTGCGCTTACTGAATTGGTACTCGTGGATGCTGAATAATTTGCCGCTTCGGCATCAACAGACAAGCGGAATGACATCTTCTGATGCGCCCCAGCAACATAAAAATCGGAATCTGGTATGATGATGCCGTATTGTCCCTGGGACGAAATCAAAGTACATCCTATCGTTATCGTATCAACCAAGATACCACCTGCATAAATTTCAAGATAAGCGACATTACCTTTCACTTTATACTTTGAGAGTAGCGTGGAAGATTCATAGGCAAAGTCAATAATTAAGTTGAGGTCACTTTTAATCTTCCCTCTATTGGCCGTCTTGGTGAATCCTCTCGATGTCTCGTTACTCGCAAATACAGTCACTCTCGCAGACTGACCTGCCAATAACTCCGGTATTGTGAATGTACCGCTTACCGCACTTTCAGACACGGTAATAGAGTCTGAATACTTGCTTCCATCAAAACTCGACACTCCGTTATCCGTAGGATTAACCGCGCTTTTTATGGTGTCCATCCTTTCGGAATCCCCATACGCTGCGGCAGGCCTATACTTTGTCCCAGGAGTCATAGCATCGCGAAGATTCTTCGCGGTAATACCCTCAATAGACGGATAGATGTTATCGAGTCCATCCGTACCATCAAAGTATAATGTCTTGCATCGTAATCCGTATGTTGCCTTAGCGGAAGCATTTTCAAGATATGCCTTGCTTGCATCCTTCTTTAATGTTTGCCCCTCCATTGATGTTCCCCAATCGCTCAATGGCAACATGAGGTTGGGAATGAACACGCTACTTGCAGCATAAATCATCGGAGTCCCTGCTCCACTCTGGAGGTCATTATAATACCTCGCAATCATATTTTGCGAGTTTCCGTAAGCATAGAGTCTTGTTACCAACTCATTCTGCTGACTTTCCGTTGTGGCAAGCACCTTCAAACCATTTCCGCGACCATAGACAAACTCATTTGAAGTGTTGTCCGATGTCCGTACATTAGGCGCACCTATGGTTATGTAATTCTTGCCATTTGAGTAGGTGTGTACCCATCCTATGCCTTGCCATAATTCATAAATCTGCTTCAAGACTTCAAGGCAGGATACATTACTTGCTGACAGATTCTTCTGCTGGGCGAGTTTCTCCGCCAGGTCACCACTTGCATTGACAACTTGTATCACCCATTTGTCCGCACCAGCATAGTGATCCATATTCGCTTGCAGTCTTCCTGCTATACCTGCCACATTTTCGTAAGTGGAAATTGTCGGCATGGTCGTGAAATGAATAGTGTTGTCACTTAGAACTATGTCGCGAAATGGCGCGAGTTCAAGTTGTTTTGTGGCGGCAAAGAATTGAACATTTTTATACACGAAGGCATCTCCTGCCGTATTGTTGGCAGATTGCCTTGTAGGTTGAGGTATGGAATACAGCTCATATTCAAGGCCAGTTCTCGGATAATAAACCCTACATCCAATCTCCCAAGAAATAGGAGTCGGGGATGTTATCTCCGAAAACTCAACATAAGCAGGGGATAAGAAAGAGCCATTATACTTTGGATATCCCTTACCGTAAGGTGCCGACTCTACATAGGTATTGTTTTCGAGGTGGTAGAGTTTTCCGGTGGATTTAATGCCTACCCATATAGGACTCTCCACTTGCGGATGTGGAGTCGGCAAAGAATCCATGTATATCACAGATGAGGGTGCAATGGTAATCTTCATATTCTATCCTCCTATAATGTAATTGGTCCGATAACCGTAGTTATTGGGTCGTTAGCACGGAATGACACTTTAATTACAGCCTTTGCGACTGACCCGACAACAGTTTCGGATTCTTTGCTGTATCCGATGTATCTCACATTTTGGTATCCCCTTCCATTGAAATCATCGAATATCTTGAAATCACTGCCTTTTACGGCATTAAAGAATGCTTCGACATCCTCGCGTAGGAGAACTGCGGCGGTCTTGCTCTGCGTGTCCTCTTCGCGGATATAGAATGTGACATCAAATTCAAGAGGTTTATACTTGATTGCTCCGACATATTCCTCAATACCGTCCTCGTCCTTCCAGTCATTTGAATAGACATCCTTAGGCTCAGGAATGAGGGGAAAGGGATTCTCTTTCGCTATCATTCCGTATGCGGTCTTCGTGTTAACCCAAGCGGGTGTAGAACCGACATAAAGCCAGAATGGCTTATAGCCGGCAATCGTCATTGTCTTACTGTTTGCCATATTGTTAGTCTGTTATAACTTTAATACCTTCGCCCCCTGCCGGGTGTCCTCCTGTGGTTATTGAGGTCATCCAGTTAATCATATTCGATTGATTAGCGGTTATCTTCATCAAGTAGTCCTCAAGTGTCTGCTGTTGAGGTACAAGTCCAAGCAATATCTTCACATCGTTGCTGATTGTCGTGGATGTACTCCTTATTCCTGCCACATCGGCACGGATTGCATTGACATAGGAAGCGAGAAGGTCGGCAGTGTTCTCCGTGATACCCTTGATACTATTTGAGAGGGTATTCGCTGAGTTACTTGCTTCTCTGGAATACAATCCAACAGCCTCAAAAGACTTGAGCAATTCAGTCATAAAGTCAGTAGCATCGCCCATTTCCTCTTGTACTCTTGCAGCAAATGCACCTAAGAAATAACTCAACTTTTCTATATCTTTGTCATAGGAATATTGCGTCATCAACATTCCTAACGCGCCCTCGTATTTCTTGAGGACATTATCAATGATGAAACTTTGCAGTAGTGATTGCGCTATCGACCTGCCGAGGTCTTCAAAGACGCTGCTGAGATTTGCGGTTGCTGTCCCGAGTTCATCGTAAGCAGTTAAGATGTTGGTGACAATATCACTCGCAATATTGCTGAACATATCCGAAAACGATTCTCCAAGCAATTCATTTGCTGCGACCAATTCCTCTTCAGCATCAACTATTGCTTGAATCTTCTTCGTGATATTGGGACCAAATTCATTCTCTATTACCGACATATACTCACGGAGTTTTGTCGCGTTTAGTTTTCCATCAATGAATAAATCGCCACCAATAATACCATTCAGTTTCTTCTTTAAGTCCTCGTCTCCAGTAATAAGCCCCTGGCTAATATCAAACTTCCACTTGCCATTGAAGAGTTTGGAAATAGCATCATTCAAGTCTTTGGTCTTCTGAGAGACAATATCCATATTTGTCTTTATCAATGAAATCTGATCTGTACCAAAAAGAGTTTTTGACTGGTCTCTTGCTATCTCATTGAGGGTGTTCTGATAATCTTTCGCGGCAGCGGCAAGCCTTTCATTGTATTGGACAGTCCGCGAAATAACATCTAATATTGAGGAAATTCCATAGTTTATTGCGGTTGTTATTAAGGCTACTTTATCCCCAGTTTTAGCGGCATCAACCATTGTCTTTAAGAATTTCGTCCCATTCCCCACCATTTCCCCCATAGACTTCACAACTTCACTATCGAGGTCATCTCCGAGTTTAGAGATGGAGTTTCCAAGTTCCTCGAATGTTGACAGTGTTATTTTCGCGGCTTTCTCTATTTTACTTAACTCTTTATCCTTCTGACTGCTTATGTTGGAGTTTAATATTTGTTCTATCTTCTTATACAATTCCTCAATAGATAAATCAGCCTCCTTAATTTTATCGAGAACTTCATTGGGAATAAGACCCCTAAAGGTATCCTTTACGGTTTGGAGTTTCTCCAAATTCTCGCGAATCTGTTTAAGGGATTGTCCAGCGGCATTGAGCGCATCTTCACTACCGAAGTTCATTATTATGGACTCCTTAGCGTATTTCTGCGCGAGGTCATCTATCGCCTCTTGAGTATTCTTCTTATTGTTCTCCCTCTCTTGCTTGGCAAGGTCTTTTATAGCCTCTTCGCCCTTACGCTTGTATTCATTCCAAGCCGCATCAACATTTTTATTATCAAGGAGGGCTTCCGTTTTTATGGATGTTTCAGCTTTCGTCAAACTATCCTGTAAGTTCTTCACGAAAGCATCAATACCGGCGTCCTTGACTTGTTTCTTCTTTAAGATATTACTGATGTCGAGTGCTATGCCCTTTCCCTCTAAATCAAAAGATTTTGCGAGCCAATTATCTACCTCTTCATCAAATTTCTTCCTTGCAATGGCGGACTTTTTCCACGCTTCAAGAATGGTATCCGATATGCCTCCACCGAGTCTTACAGCTGCTTCGGCATCCAACTTTGATAATTTGCCAAGAAGCTCATTTATCTTCGTATCAAAATCGCCAGCATTAACCATGTCGCCAAAGACATCACCATATTGGAGTTTTAACATCTTCCTCGCGGAATTTTCATCTACCAATACCGAGTAATCCTCATACGCCTTCTTGAGTTTCTTATATGCATTAATCTGATCCTCGATTGCTTTTACTGCGGAGTTCTCTTTCTTGGTATCTTCCTTAGAATCATTAGCCTTATTCTTTAGCGCGGCATTTATCTTATTGTAATACTCAAGCCTCCTCTTCTCAACGGCGGCGGCCTTCTCGTCAAGGCCAATGTTTACCTCATAAGCGTCATTTGCCTCTTTGATAGCCTTCTTTAAGTCCTCAATGAATGTAGTAAGTGATGTGCTTTCATCGACATTCATCGCTCCGAGACTTAATCCTTCATCCGATGCAGCCTTAAGAATTTCTCTCACATCCTTTTTCCATCCTTCAAATACTTGCTCACCTTTCTTCTTTGCCGTTCCAAAAAGACGGTCAATATCCGATTCAAGATTTGCCCTTGCCTTACTCATATCGTTCGCAAGGTCAGTAACGGCTTGCCTGAGTTCCTCAATTGTTTCCGTCTTTAATGGAGAATTGTCAGGAACATACATATTATTTGCTCCCTTCCAGAAGTTAGCCCTCTGTGTTAGCATTTCGTATGCATTCTTCATTTCGTCAGTAAGTACGGACACATCACCGCGAATGTAGTCAGATAACTGCCTGGCGAGTTCGGATCGTGAATCTATGCCTACGGACTCCAATGCTCTTTTCAGCCTATCGTCAATATCTTTCAAGCCAGCAATATATGAGTTTTCAATATCAGTACTGCCAGCCGATAACGCTCTTTCCCTTGCAGCTTCGCGGATAGCAACCGACAACCTCTCGTACAAGCCGATGGTTTTTCCGAGATTTATATTCTCCACATCTTGTTTTGACAAATACTCTCCATAGGTAGATAAAATGGATTTCTTCGCCCTCTCATATTCAGCGCTCCCTTTAGTGGCATTATTAAGGCTCTTGATAAGGTATCTGAGTTTCTGTTCGGATGCGGCGCATTCTCCATCGAATTTGCCTACCGTGTCATTAACCTTATTCATCGTTTTTTCATACAAGGACAACTCCTTTTTGTATGTTACTAATGCGATAGTGACCGCGGCAATTCCTGCGGCCACGGCAGCCCAGGGATTTATCTTACTCAATGCGGCTATTGCAGTCTGCTCAATCTTATAGAGTTTCAAAGCCTCAGTAGCAGCTCTTAAGGCAGGTACGGTCACACTCGCGCCTTTAGCAACAGCATATAGTTCAGTAGTGAGTTTAAGTGCAGGAATGGCAACTATGGCTAATTTATAAGCACCAAATGCCGCAACCAATGATACGATTGCTTTTCCTACATTCTCATAATTCTCAGCGAGTTTTCGCAAGGCATCGACACTGCCAGAAAGAAGACCATTTGCTTGATTGCCTATTTCGGCAAACATTATCTGATAGGCATCCTTCAAGTTAGAAATCTTACCGGCAAGAGTGCTGGCAAGAACTTCTTGCATATTATAGAACTTGCCACCTTCGGATGTCATTCTTTTGAATATCTCAGCAATCATTTCAAAAGTAACCTGCCTTTGAGAAATCTTATCGAATACCTCTCCCACAGATACATATTTACCTTCTATTTCGGTCAGCATATTGCTAAGTTCCTGTAACACAGGCACTCCGCTCTCCGTGAGCTGGCGGACTTCCTGGCCGCGCAAGAAACTTGCTGACCGTATCTGACCATAGGCCAGAATAAGACGATCCATCCCGGTACCAAGACCGGCGGACACATCAGCAAGCATCTTCGTGGTGTCGTAGAGTTCGCCCATAGGCACGCTATACGCTGACAGCTGCTTTGTATATGTCACCAATTCCTTGAAGTTGAAAGGGGATATAAGCGCAAGTCCTTTGACCTTCTCAAAGAGCGCATCCGCGCCATTAACATCTCGCAAAATCGCTTCAAGGGAAATCCTCTGTTTTTCAAATTCAGCAGTGATTGATACAAGATTGCTAACAAGTCTTTGCGCTCCTTGAATAGAGAAGTAACCGGCAGCAACGGTACCAATCTCCCTCCACAGTTTCGAGCTGTTAGTGAGTGCTGTTTCTTGCTCCTTTGATGCTTGAGCAAGTTTCTTTTGTGCGAGTTCAGCTTTTGCGGTAGCGGCTGCGGTATCTTGCACCGCCTTCCTCGTCCTCTCCTGCTGGGTAGCATTTCTCTCTGCTTCCGTAGCCACCTTCCTTAATCCCAATTGAAATTTCTGCATCGCGGCAGCAGTATTGTAAACAGATTTCTCCAACGCCCTCTGCTTGGATGTCATCTGCTTGAGGTCTTCAAGAATCTTATCATTTGACCCTTTAGACATTTTCGTAAGGTCAAGGCAACCAGACAGGGATGTATTAAGCTCTTTCGCTTGCTTTTTTACCTCCTCTATCTTTGCGTTGAACTCCTTGTCATCAATAATGACTTTGAAATCAAGTTCTTCTACTGTTTTTGACATATTCTATCTGATTTTTCATTTTCAATCATATCAGCAGCGCCAGAGAAAACCTCTTCAATCGTATAGTTGTCAGCCTTCTCTTTCGCCCTTCTCTCTTTGGCTTCCAAGTAAGCCTTCGTAGCCTCGTCCACATCGTCTTGGGTAGGCCCCTTTTCCTTTCCCTTCGTATTGTATAAAGTATGCGGCAAGTCGGCACTCATTATCTCTATCTGGGGTAATGTCAGTTTGCACCGATACTCAAAATTCCTGATTCCCCATCGAAAACCTCCGTAGCAGGGGAATTTTTCAATGAAAGCTGCTTCGCAACCGAGAGAAGTTCTGCTCGGTATTGCTCTGCTTCCTTCGTTGTCATCTTCTTCCAGTCTGTCCTCATATCCACCGAGTATGCCATATTCATCCAATGTGCCGTAAGCGGAAGTTTTTTTTTACCTTCCGCGATAATAGGTGTCATTTGTTCATCAGTATATTCACGGAAATAAGCCCAAATGCGCCACTTTATGGGGTATAATAATAGAATCTTCCACCAAGAGTTCAATGATAGAATTACGGCCTCTTTAATAGCGAAATATGGGTCCTTTGCCATGCTCTTCAATGTACCGGAATCATTGTCTGGCATAAACTCCTTATTACACCAAAGTCTTGTGAGTCTTTCAATCGTAAATGGATGCATTGACCGCATTACGACATGTCTTTTTGTTCCTGGAATATGCACTCTTGTTGGTATGTTCCAATCTATTGCGTTGTATTCGTGCTGTGCTTTTGACGATATATTGCTCATAATCTTAAATTAAAAAAGGGGTGGGGATTCCCCACCCCGAGAGGTAATTCGAATAACGGCTTACAGAGAAGATGCTTTACGAATAGAAACATCACCGGCTGTACCGCCATTGGCAAGAACTTTACCTTTGAGACGGATAACCATAACGCTGTTATCTCCCTTCGCAAGGACAGCAGTGAATTTGACACGACCCCATACAATATCGGTCTTGCCGCTCTGGGACTCAACCTCAATTGTAAGTTCGCTCTCTTTTGGAGTGTTGAAGAATGAGGTTGCGGAAGCAATTGCGGTACCATCAGCCATCTTACCAGTATTGGCAGGGGATGTTACTGTTGCAGTTGAGAAGAACTGCGCCAGATATGTGGTATGCATTGAGGGGAGGTCGAAGCTGATTTCGGAGGAACCGGGATCAGTGATAACACTATCAAGAGTCTGACCCTGATCAGTCGTAATGTCTGTGCTTGATGCATCATTAGAAGCAAGGTCAAAGGAGTCCTTCAATGAGAAGAGCAGATTGTCCTCGGAGAAATCAAGCAGAGAATAGTCATCGATTGCCACATAAGATTTGAAGGCAATCTTCGCCATACCTACATGAAGGTCGGCGGAATCAATGGTAGAAATTGTGCGTGACATTATTGTGCGGAAATTATTAGATTAAACTGTATTATCCTTGCGTGAAATCCATAATCATCGGAAACATCCGGGAGTATGACGGGATTCGGATCGACTATGTATCTTCCTGCTACTATTCCGGGCATTGCACCTATGAGAAGTCCATACATGTAAGACAACTTCTTACCGTTCTTCTCATTAGCATTGTCTTGAGCAAAAAGACTGATTTCAAGATAAGACTCAGCAAAGCATGCCCTGTCATTCACTTTAGAGAGAACCGAAACTACGGCAAAATCCTTTGCCTTGACTGCGGATTTTGGGCGATTGGAATATACCGTGGTTGTAACACCGGCGGCCTTAACAATTGCCTTAAAAGCATCTTCTATTGCGGTTATATCGTAGTTTGTCATGCCTTTGTGAAGATATTATCGAAATTCATAGTCTTTATTGATCCTGCCGACTGATGAAGGAATCCTAACTCTGCCTTATAGGAGAAATAAGTTCCATCGCTCATACCAGCAACAACATATCCTACATAACCCATTGTGGAGAACTTATGAGCAGCAATCTTGTCAAGAGCCTCATTGGCTCTTGCGCTGCCTTCCTTGCCTTCCCACCATACCCTACGGTCAACTTCATTAGCGTCCTTAAAGAGAATCCATCCATAAGAATCCCCCATTTGTAAGTGCGCTTGATGTCTTGCATCGTGGGCGGCAAAGGCTTGTTCAACGCCATAATCGAGAATCTTCCTCATCCCATTCTCTAAAGATTGGTACATGGAAGATGTAGCCTTCTGGAAGGCTCTCACGATTTTAACATTATTGCTTTCTTTGCTCATTAGTTGTGAATCTCCTCAAACCAGATGTTTGTACCCCAGTTGACAGTAACCTTCTTGACACATCTTGCTTTATATGTCCTGTCATAATCCGTAATCTCAAGCACATCATCATACAGCAACTGCGCGATAAAAGGAGGGCAGTGCAAGCAATAAGACGATGTCACGACATCCCCGGCAGCCTGTGTCGACAAACTATCGGTGCGATATCCGCACTTGATAGATGAGGCAGTGCCGCTGATTATCGGCTGTCCGCTTGAGTTTCTCATCATCTTGCCATCGTTAAGGGCGCAAATGGAAAGAGGCACCGTATCGTAGGTGACATCCCCCGATGCGCTATACGCAATCTCACCATTGAGACTGCGATGTACTCTCTTAACAACCAAAGTGTGAGGAAAGCGCGGATTGAAATCGGACATATCAATAAAGAGGTTTCATAGTTACTTTGGAAGCGGCGGTAGGCATAGTCTCGTCCCACTTGTCATATATCTCCTTTGCCTTCGCAAGGAAAGCACTGCGGTCATATACATTCTTGTTGGACTTGTGACTCTGCCATCCTCCGTCACTTTCGTATTCGCTCGATGAAGAGGTAGAGGATGTGGCAAGGAACATATACACATCTGCGGTAGCAAGTTCGCGCTGCCTTTCAGGAACTGAATTTACATTAGTCCCCTCTGCGATGCTCCTATCAAACAGGATTGCGGCAATGGTGTTAGAACCAAGATTGAAATCAACCTTTCCGATTAAGTATTGTTCGATTGTCATATCCTCTACTTTTATAGTTTCACGCGGTTAAGATTAGTTCTCGCAAGGTTTGAGATAGAACATGAGCTGAGGAGTCTCAGGAACAACCAGGGAAGTCATTTCGGAGTTGTAGCTCATACATTTTCTCTTGTAATCCTTGTCGATAGTGATAGCAAGTTTGCCATCAAAAGCAAAAGCGTATTCGCCTCCGGTCAGCAGGATAGGCTCTACGGTCAGGATGCGGCCAATGTTTCCGTCAGGTACGAAAACAACCACATTCTTCTCGAAGCTCTCAAACTGCTGGTAAGCAAGTTTAGCAGTAGAAGAGTCCCATTTCTCAACACGAGCCTGACCGTCACGGAGGACGATCTTGCAGTCGAGGATAGCCTCAAGGGCGGCCTGCTTAGCGGCACGACCCATAACTGCAACGGCGGCAGCGGTCTGGGTGGAATCACCAAGAGGGAAGAGGGCGGCAGCAATAGCAGATTTAACTTTGCTATGGTTGATAACCTCATCAAAGAAACTCTTGTTGATTTCGATATGACCAACGAAGTGACGGTCAGTACCTTTCTTAACAAGGTCTTTCAAATCCTTGATAGGATCAGCATCGCTGCCTTCGCTGCTGTGAGCGCTATTAGTCCACCATTTCTTGGATGATGTGCTGATAGTGTTGATGTTGGCAGCAGGGATGTGGTTTGCGAAAGTCACATTCTGGATACCGTTAGGGTTGTTCGTATTGGTGATGACGAACTTACCTGCGGAAACAACCTGGTCACGCTGATAGCTGATGGAATTGCTGTGACGGGAAACAAGTTTAGCGAAGATTTCGCCAACACCGATACCAGCGGCATCAATGATATCCTGACGAGTTACATCGCGTCTGTTCTCGCGCTGATAGAGTTTGCGGAGTTTGTCCTCGTTGTAGTATTCAACGGCTTTCATACGAGGGATACGACCTGTTGAAAGGGTATCACCTTCGGTTGCTACGGGGATAGGATCAGAATCGAGGTCAACATAAGATGCCATTACATCAATGTTGAGTTCTCTCTGAACCTGAGAGTAGGTGAAATCGGGAAGGAGGTCGTTATCCCACTCGAAACCAGCAATGTCAAGACGATTGTACTGGTCGAGGATCCTATCCACAAATTCCTGGAGCTTGCGGCCATTAAGGGCAATGGCAAGCGGATTGTAAAATTCTGCGGGGTATGTATCCATTGTAATATCCTCCTTTGATTAGTATTCAAACTGCATTACCTGAGGCACAGCTTTCTTCAAAGCGGCCTTGTACGGATAACCGATTGTGCGATTGATAAGGAGACCTTCACCGTGGAAGTTAACAGCAGCACCAGAAGCGGCAACATAGGTTACTTCCTCGCGGATGTTAGCCTTGTCAATGCAGATGTCATTGTAGAGGTAAGCATTGGGCTGTACCTTAAGAGATTTGCCAGAAGCGGCGGCAGCCTCAGCATCAGCATAGGCAAGATACTGACCAGCGGTAGCGCCGTCAAGTTTGTTGCTTGCCATAGTGAATACATAGTTGCCATCGCTATCTTTAGCGATAGAGGAGATTTTCTCAGCAGCACTTGTAGCAGCGAAATCACTACCAGCGAAGATTGCGAGATATTCATCGACAGCAGCCTCGTAGCCAAGAGCATCGGCCTTTACTGTGATGGCATGAGTAGAAGTGTCAACGCTTACAACCTCCCAGCATACGAAAGGACTTATCTTACCTGATTTAAGCTCAATAGGGGAGCCAGCAGGGATATAAGCACCTTCGGCAGCATAGGCAGTAGCGAGAACTCCACCAACAGGCATGGGGCGTATAGTCCCAAGCCAAACAGGAAGACCAGCAAAACCTGTGGCCTTCTTTGTAGCGAAAGAGTTAAAAGAACCCATAGTAAATAAGAATTAGTTAATGGTTTATGTTAGTTTGATTCAGCAGGTACATATCCCCTCCGCTTGAGGTTTTCAGCGACATTCTTCCAGGGGTCTTTCTCGTCTGCGAAAGATGTCCCTCCGTTGCCGTATCCACCCTGTGCGCCATCCCCATAAAGTGCCTTATATTGCTCGGTATATTCGGCTTTGTATCTCTCAGTGAGAGATTCTGCCGTATCACCCTCGCTAACGGTGGCATTGCGGAGAATGAGATTCAGAAGATTGTCAGTGCGGCTGTCATCCTTATGCTCGCTCTTGATTGCCTCCCTTACTGACTTGAGAATGGCGGCATCGCTGTTTGCCTTATCCAATACGGCATTGCGATTTTTGAGTGCTGCAATCTCATCCTTGAGAGCCTTCAAGACTTCTGCTGTTTCGGAATCATCCTTAACATCATTCTTCGGATCGTCAACATCCTGCTTTGACGGATTATTCTTCTTGTAGTCTTCAAGAGCCTTCTTGGATGCTGCGGCCTTCTGCCTTTCAGAATCCATTTCAGACTGATAAATTTTCAAGAGGCCTTCTACCGATGCTTCTTTGACTGCCGCATCTATCTGGCCTTCATCCGTGACGGTTTTTTCGAGAAATGAGGCAACCCCGACAAGAGCCTTTTCACTCAACCCAAGATTCGCGTAAGTAGTTTTGAGTGCGTTTAAGATTTTTTCCTTCATTGTTAAAGAACTTTTTGTTAATAAAAAATCCCGCCTCGCGAAGGAATTTCCCTCGCGTGACGGGTTATTGTTGCAGGCTCTACGGCCTATTGGTTAACCTCAATGGGTGTTCAAGACACCTCGGATATTTTATTGATTGCCGTTAAGTGTCGTTTCGGTCAACTGCTTGCATTGAGGGCATATCAGAGTATATACCAATTTGCCCTGCAACTCCTTAATACGGATAGGTAAAGCCCTTCCGCATCGGGGACATACAACCTTTATGACATCCTTATCGGTTTTCATCGCCAACAAACATACAATTTATTTACAATAAACAATCATAAAAAAACAAACTTATTGTAAATTTATTGTAGATTTGCTGCGTTAGCATATCGCAGATATGCTAAAAGTTTGAAAATGAAAAGGAAATCAGACGATAAGGCGCATTTAGACCCGATATTCTTGAAGTTCGGGCAGAAGGTCTATACCCATGACTATGCTTGCGAGCTGCGTGAAAATGTCCTCAAAGCTAAGACAACGAGGAAACCTTTGAAATACCTTATCCCCCAGGACGGATTTCAAGAGAAGGTGATGGTAGCAGATGCTGATTTGCTTATAATAGGCGGAAAGAAAGGAGCTGGAAAAACATTCGTATCGCTATATAAAGCAATGAAATATATGCTGAATCCGGACATTGCCATGTATGCTTTCCGTAAGACACTTGACGATGTAAAGCGTGGCCCCTGGCAATCTTGTAAGCCTATATATCGCGGATTCGGCACAAGGAAAGAAGCAACATTCGAGTTTTCATTCTTCGATGGGGCAGGTGCTACGATAAAAATGGAACACCTTGAAGACCTCGGCAAGATTCAGGATAGGTTTCGTGGTGCCGAAATGGCATATATAGACCTTGAGGAATTACCTGAGCATACAAGGGAGAATCTTAACATCATCTTTGACTTCCTCGCAGTGAACAGAAACACTTGCGGAGAACCTTCGCAGATTGTAGCGACTTGCAACCCGGTGGGATGGTCAAATAAACTTCGCAAGTTTCTTGAATGGTATATAGACCCAGAAACCGATACCGTGATACCGGAAAGGTCTGGCAAAAAAAGGTTTATGTTTAAGTTCGGTCCCGAAGACACGCAGATTGCTTGGGGTGATACCTGGCAAGAGGTGTATAATCATCCCCTCGCAAAGGCAAAGATAGACCTTCTGCTTCTCGGTAGGGAAGAGATGTCTCCCAAAGACCTTATCATGTCCGTTCAGTTCATAGAGGGTGACTATTCGGAAAACAAGATACTCCAGAAGACTGACAAGACATACATATCAAAACTCGCGTCAAAGGGTGACGGGTCGGTTATTAACGACCTTTCCGGAGTTTGGCGCGACATTGACTCTGGACACGCTCTGTTGTCAATGGAGGACATAAGGGCATTTTATAATAATAGTGAGCAAAGGGATGGTACAATGAGGGCATCTGCCGATGTGGCACTTACTGGTGACTTCTTTGTAATCTATGCCTTTGACGGACACCATATTTGCGATATGGAAGCATGGAGGGGATTGCTTAGTGATGATGTGGCACCATTTATTGAGAACTTCCTCAAGAAGAATGGAGTAAGGAAAGAGAACTTTACATACGATGCCAACGGACTCGGTAACTGGATCAAGAATGACAGTAGATTCCGAAACTCGAAACCATTTAACAACAAGTCCGCACCTTCCGATAATAGGATGTGGAATAACCTCAAATCGGAGTCTGCCGACAAGTTCGTTCACGCAATGAAGCATAAGGACTTCTCCATATCGCCAGATATTCTCTCAAAGAGATTCACCGACAGCAAGGGCAATATCTTCACTTTCTCCGACAGGTTTATGTCGGAAAGGATGGCTCTCAAGAGAAAAGACAATATCGCGAGATTTGAAATAATAGACAAACAGCAGATGAAACTCGAAGTGGGACACTCTCCAGACTTCCTTGAAGGTGTGTTTATGGTGATGCCCCTTTTGGAAATAACTGCTAAACCTGCAAGAAAAGGATTCAACTTATGGCTATGAAAAAGACAATAGAAGAAATGAAACCGAAGGATATACTCCGTAAGGAGTCCTTCAAGAGAATCATTCCTGCCCCTACGGCAGAGAGTGAGAGGGATTGGGGAGGCTCGAAGGATTATGATACCAACGCCTCTCGTGAACCCATACGCTACATTTACCCCACTCAAGCAGATTTCATGCGCGAGTGGGATGTCAACTCCCATGCAATCAGGAGCATTGCATATTACCCTAATATCGTCTATAATGAAGGCGAAGGGAAGATAAAGGCTAAGATTCGTTCAAGGGTAGCCGTTGCCTATCAAAGAAGGATACACACCAAGAGGGTAGTGGCACTTACCGGATACGACCCAGACATCACCATCGCCAAAAGCAAGACCGACAAGACCTCGCAAGCGAACCTTCGTTTATTCAAGGAAGGATGGGCTAATAAAGGTATGGATACCGTCACCCACCTTGCAATATCATCCGACATGAAGGTGGGCGATGTTGCAGTCCTCGGTTATAAGGATGGCGGCAAGTTTGGCACGCGGATATTCGCTTTCGATAAAGGGGATATCCTTTATCCTCATTATAGCCCCACAACAGGCAGACTCACTCTCCTGGGTCGCAAGTACACAATGAACTACACCGATGAAAACGGAGTTACGGAGTGCCTGACATATCTCGATGTGTGGGACGATACGCAATACGCAAGATACCGCATGAAGACTTCTGAGGAATTGCGTAATGACCCCGAAGACGAGTGGATTCTCGAAGAGAAGATGGCACATAACTTCCTTCGCTGCCCCGTAGCCTATCATAGATATGGCGAGCCTTGCTGGGCTAATTCCCAATCCCTCATTGACAAGTACGAGCTGTCAATATCCCAACTCGCAGAGAATAACGCACAATATGCCCTTCGTATCCTCTACACCCTCGGTGCGGAGTTTGAGATGGAGGGTGACAATAACGGTACGCCGCGACTCATAAACGGACAAGACCCTAACTCGAAGATAGGATTCCTGGAGCCTGCCGATGCAAGCGGATCATTCAAACTCGAACTTGAAACCCTTGCAAAGGAAATCATGCGTTCATCGTTCGCGGTGGAGACACCTGAAATATCCTCAGGAGCGGATGTATCCTCCCTTACCGTCAAGATGCTCTTTGCCGACTCGTACCTCAAGGCTCTTGATGATGCCAATGAATATCAGTCATTCCTTGACGATATTGTCCGCATCTTCATCGAGGGATATGGCACGGAGATTCAGAAGACATCCGATTTCGATGCACTCGGAGTCAAAGCAAAACTCCAGCCCTGGGTATTCATGTCAGATACAGAGGTTGTCAACACTCTCGTGCAGCTCGTAACCGCAGGAGTCCTCTCTAAGAGGTCGGCAACGGAATATGCCTACGAAACTCTCGGCATAGGTGCTGTCGATGAAATAGACCGCATACTTACGGAAGAGCATGACACTCTCGCAGGTCAGGCAGAAGTTAATGTAATCAATAACGCACGCAATAGTCAATGACGATTGACGAAATCATAAACATTCTCGCAGATATCAAGGGGCAAGTATCTTATCGCACGCTCTCAACGATACGGAAGATATATGCCCTGTCTGCTGAGTATTCCCATCTTGGCAATCAGTTCACATTCGATACAAATGCTGAACTGGATAAGGAGGTCAATAACCTCTTGATAGCCCTTTCGGATGCCATCCTTGACGATATCTACTCAAGGGTGGAAGAGTTTACCGCAGAAGAAGATAAAGACGCTGTATTGGCTTATATACGGCGCGACAATAACGGAGTAAACATCACCGAAAGGGTGGATTCACACTCAAGTCACCTCAAGTATCTCCTTGAAGGCTACTTGTCCGTATGCTTCGCGGAAGGACTCTCTGGAAGCGGCATACTCGGTGATGCCCTCCGTTATCTTGCTAATCCCTACGGATACGCACCAATGAAAGATGCCTTCAATCATTCTCAGGATTATAAAAGCGGCATCATTAAAGCAAAAGGATACCACTACGGCAAAGGTATTGCTACTGATCCGATAAAAGGTTTCACAAACATATCACGCACCGGCATCCTTGACGGATTCCACTACGGCACATGGCTCGGATTCGGAAAGGAAGGATATAAGGGATACGAAGTCCATAGGGGGAGCGCCTATGACTGCCCCGCTTGTGATGAGATGTGTTATTCAGGCAATGGGGGATACAGATTCTATTCTATCAACGATATACCGCCATGTCCACTTCATCCCAACTGTTGCTGTTTTCTCGTTCCCGTTAAATAAAAAAGGAGGCGAGGAATAAGAAAGACTCGCCTCCCAACGCAGTGGAACTGGAACAACAACAATAAGAATTTTTTTTCGTGGGTCTTCAACCTGCGTTTATTTTTTCACACTCAGAAGCCAAATACGCGGCATTACCTCTTTTCGCATATAGCCATAAATCCGTAGTCCGTATATCGGTAGGCCTATACCAATCAAGGATAAAGGTTTCTCCGCTACTATGTTGGATAATGTCACCCAAAGCAACACTTGAATAAAACTGCTTCGGTGTCATCTTCCAGAAGAACCATAACCGCCATCACCCCTTTCAGAATACGACAGCACATCGGACTTTTCAAGTACTACCGAGGATATAGGGCGCACAATCAACTGCGCCACCCTGTCACCAACCTCGTAGATGGATATCTTGCCAGGAGTATCGGCAACAAGATGCTCCGTATTGTAGAACGATACCCTCTGTTTCTTGAACACGCAAGAAGGCTTAAACTTTGCCGACACCTCACCGCGATAACCGGCATCAATGATGCCTACGCCATTGGACATGACAAGAGTCTTCTTGCACACGGAACTTCGAGGATACAGATACCCGACATATCCCTTCGGAATCTCTAATGCAAAGCCTAAACCGTAACTCAAATTACCCTCGTAATCCAACTTGACAGAATCAGCAAAACAATCAAAGGCGGCATCATCATCATGGGCCTTAATAGGCATCTTCGCCGTAGGAGTCAATAACTTTATCTTCATATTCATTTTCCGTAAACCTCCTTATCTATATTCTCCTTCAAATCGATATCTTGCTTCACTTCATCCAACACTTTAGCATCTTCCTCCTGGGGAACCTCGTCAGAGACACCAAAGATGTCCTTATGCCTCTCTTTACATCTGTTAACAGCATCAACAAGGTCACGGACCAACTCCTCGTCAATGAATGAAGAGCAAGCATACCACATCACCTTACTCCATACCTCAAGGAACTTGTCCTTCTTCTGCTCCAGGGCGGCAGACACCTGTACGCCACCGGAAGTAAGCATCTTGTGAATCCTGACAGAGCAAATCTCATTGATGTCGCTCACCTTGACATGCTCCCTCTCGTCATGAAAGACGAAATTTCCAACTCGGACATCATCCCTTCCGAGCTTGATTTTGCCACTTTTAGTTATTCTCATATCATTTAACGGTTAAAGTCTTTCGGATAAACCATACATTCCTATCATCAGCGCGGTCAAAACGCGAACACGCGATATTGTCAGGACAATTGCACCGCGCAAAGTCACAACCTATGCAAGCATCGCGAGGCTTCTCAAGATTACCCCTCGGAACAACAATATACTCGACGCCCTTCCAGATAAACCTCTCGCCAATAGGAATGTACCTATACGGAGTCTGCGAACTGCGGTACTGTTTCTCTATCATATATCTTGATCCAATATTTTCTCACGGAATATAGATTCATACTCCGCCTCGTCAAGGATACGGTAATAAACCAGATTGGCAATGTTGACAGTCCAAGTATCACCAACCAACAACCTATCTTCCGTAACAAGGCTATATTCACCAATCTCCAAATACCTCGGAGACCTCTCGCCAACAACCAAAAACTCAATGTATGACTTCATAAGCGTTCACTTGATATATTTCACCATCATACTCTATCAAACCCTTCTTCTTCAACTTCCGCAACACGGGTCTCACCCTGCAAGTCTCAATACGATACTTCTCGTCAACTATCTCACCCTTCAACTCAATATCCCTAACACCTTTCAACACTCTCGCACCATAGAAAGTGACCAACCTCTCCATCGGCATCTTAACCAACCTGCTGCCACGGACACTCAAACCCCAAAACAAACTGTACATCAACTCACAAGCATCACCCATACCAATCTTCATCCATACAAAAGACTTCCCTTCAATCCTACCCAACACCTTCTCGTCATTAATCAATCCCAACTCCTCCAAATCCTTATAACACCTCAATACCGTAGAAGGTTTCAATCCTAACACACTACTCACAATACCAATGTTAGGCACCAAACCATCATTCTCAACACTGCAAGCATAAACACTACTCCAAACCCTACGAAGAGTCAAGTCCAAATGAGACTCAGCAACCAACCGATAGTAAAACACATCATAGTGCCGTAACTTGACATCCATACAACATCTCTACAATACTCCTACAAAGATACGCAAATTTATTGTACCTCCAAATCCCAAAGTTACACGCGAAAATTACTTGTCAAAGTTACACGCGAAAATTACACGCGAAAATTGCGCTATATAATATATATACAAGATAACTACAAGATATAATACAACAAGTGAATACTCCGTATCCCCTTGTGGGATACTATGTATTCTAATTAATATAATAGCAGAAGGCGATTTTTTCGATGGAAGGGGGTAAAAAGATGAAAAAAATAAAAAAATAATTTTCGGGAAACACTCTCGGCCTCTCGGCCTCTGGCATTCCCCCTCCCTCCCCTATTATGCAGTCACAAACCCTTTCAAAATACTGTTATTTTTGCTTTGTTATTCATTTTCAAATACTTTCATTTTACTTTATATAAATAAAGTAAAATCAATTCTTGTAAGCCCTCAAATAGGTTGTAAAAATATATTAACTCTTCTGATTCGGGTTGAAAAATATATAAGTCGTTTTGCCCTTTTTATTATCTCTCTTTTTGTTTTGTTATTCTGAACCACTAAAAATAGTTGAAAATTTATCTAAAAATTGTACTATATTTTTTTTATAATAAAATAATATTAGTATATTTGCATATCAGATTTAACTGATCAGTAAAACGGGACTGAGACGCCGCGCGCACAACATTATGAAAAACTCCTATCTCATTGCTGATTTTTTCCAGCTTGCCCACATTGTTAAAATCTATGTTCCTGGTACTATTGACGGAGACAAACCGACTATAGTTCTCCAGGAAGAAAAAACAAACGCCGCTATTAAATTATTCAGCGAACTTTTTGGAGGCGCTACTTCTGGTGATTTTGTCGGCGCTTGGAAAAATACTGCCGGCGTTATTGTCACTGAGCCTATAAAAATAGTTTATTCTTTTTGCTCTGAGGATCAGCTTGCCGCCGGCTTGCCTGGAGTTTTGAATTTTGCCCTCGATCTTTGCAGGGACATGAAACAGGAGGCTATCTCTGTAGAGATAGACGGTGTTTTACATTTTGTTACGCTGTAATCCTCCAAACCCGCGCACGCCTGCATTTTTCGGGAACGGCAACCCCGACGGGCCTCTAAAATATTAACCCCTTAAATTAATCAATTATGACAAAGATTTACAACACACAACATTTTACCGCCGTTGATGCTTCTGGCGTTACTTATGTTTTTACATGCTGGACCACGCACACACGCACCGGTTTTTGTCACCACTGCGAATGCCAAAATTTTAATTATCCAGTAACTCGAATAAGCTATTATAATAATAGAACTTGGGAGAGCTTCTGTTATGAGTCTGCGCTGTACCGTTATTTTAAGAAGCTGCCGGCCCGTCTGCGTGAATTGTGTACAGCGCAAATCATTGACAAAATAAGCCAAGAAGAGCGGGAACGGGCAGAGCGTTTTACATCCACTTTCCGCGGTTTGTGGGACAATCTCAGCGAGGACAATAAAGAAATGATGCGCGCCGCCGTGGGTAATGAAGGTGTGACAAGTGAAGGACAGGCCGCCGCCGCTATGGCCCTGGCGTTTATGCTTCAATAGTCTTTATTTGGCCCTGGTACGGCGTGACGCTGGGTGATCGAATCACCCCTGGGGCCCGAAATCCTTTTAATTTAATACAATTATGATTTACTTATTTTTTACAATCATTCTGGCGGCCGTATTGCTTATCATTTTTGCTGGTCCCGAAGTCCCTATTGAACGATCTGAAAAAATGGCTGAAGAGTACATGAAATATTTTCCGGAAGTCCCGGAGGATCAAAAGTAATTCTCGTTAAAACAATTTGAACGACTACACAACAATTATTATTATGAGTACAGCAAATTTTAGACGCGTAAATGCAAACAATTTTTACAGAGTTGAAACATCGTTGTATTATGATGAAGAGCTTGAATGTTGGGTGAACGAGTATATTGATGGATCCGAGACTCAAGCGAACGAGTTTATTCTGGATGATATTCGAGGAATGATACTATATTTTGATGATACATGGAATAGCGTGAATGAATACTCTGGGGATGATGGAATTGTCATATCTGAAAAATATGATAATGTTTCTGCGAATAGTTTAGGATATATTGGTATCACTAAGAAAATGATATTTAGGTATGGTTATTACGCAGACGGTATCCTGGATTATGATATTGTTTTGGACGAGTCCTATAAACTATCAGACTATGATTGTATTGATGATCTTGTGGATGATTATCTTTCCTGGTACTATGACAATAGCGACATTTATGCGAACGAGGGAATGTTGAAAATGCAGCGCAAGAATGTTTGTAAGGCGCTCGAACGACTTGTGCATAATGCGGCAAATGAGTGTGAACGAATGGCTATTCGATGCTGTAATGATGTTCTGGTATGTTATGGCCGTTTCGATAATGGTGGAGCGTTATATCGAGAATATGGAGATATTGACATCTTAATGCAGAAATACGCATAATGCCGCGTGAAAGACTATTGAACGATTAACTGAATGATACTGTTAATTGTTAATATGAATCATAATAAAAGAACGACTATGGAACAAAGATCAATAAGTTGGGGCGAGTTGAATGAACTTCAAGTATTATTTGATGAACAAGTTATATCTCAGGGAATAATCTTCCCTGATGATGAAATAAGAGACGAAGCTCTTTTTGACTTCGTGGATCAATATATAAACGGATGTGATTATCCGGAAGTAAACTGTTATTTTTAAGATATGAAACACCCATGACTTTTACAAGTCGTCCACGAGAATGAAAATGAAATCCTTATCTTTGGTGTCGAACCAAAGATTAAGGATACAAGATGGAAGAAGTTAATTTCACCCAAGTAGTTCGACGGGGGAGTCTCAGGATAGAGAGTGCAGAGATAACGCCGACCTATCCGATCTAAATGTCGTTGAACTGATGGCCCTTTGGGAATACCTGAACGACTTGAACGGTTAACCCGAACAACTCCCATTGCATGCCTGCCGAACGAGTCTGGCAACCTCGAATGGGAGCAATTTATACGATTTTTATTTGTTATATAATTTTTATTTATTATATTCGCATATCGAACAACAACAAGTATGAAAACACTTTATCAGGCAATCCAATCGAACGAGTCCCCCTGTGCGGTGGGACTCTTGAAACATCTCCGAGACTTTGGCATAGAGTCCTGGAGTGACTGCACACGAACGAATTTGCAGGACTTTGTGGACCATATCTCCGGCAAAGTGGCACAATCCTCTACGCATACATATATCGCTGTCCTTAAAGCGGTTTTGAACCGTTATAAAGAGGATATCGAGATACCATGCAGGGATATTGCGGCGGCACTGAGCTGTAAGAACGAAGGAAGCCAGAAGGTTTATCTGTCCGACAACGAGCTTGAACGACTTGAACGAGTTGGGGCAATGAACGAGACCGAACGATTCTGTCAGCTTTGTTTTCTCATATCCACACGAACGGGGATGCGAATTTCGGATACCTTGAGGGCGAACGACTTGAATATCTCCGATGGAGTGTTGTCGTATGTATCGCAGAAGACGAGCATACTTGCCAGGGTGCCGGTGAACGAGAAGGTCTCAGGATGGATCACTGAGGCGAACGAGTGCAAGTGCCGACCATCCCTTCCGACTATCGAGAATACTTTACGGAAACTCTGCATGAGGGCGAATATCAACGAACGAGTCAGGATATTCAAGGCAGGCAAGGAGAAGGATGTCGAGAAGTGGCAGGCCGTCAGCAGCCACACCGGAAGAATAACATTCTGCACCCTCCTGAGTCAGAAGGGAGTTTCTGTGACTGACATCATGCAAATGGCAGGTCACACGAATCCCATCCAGACAGCACGATACATTGTAAGGAGTACGCCTAAGCTGAACGAGAAGGCACTCGCATTTTTGAACGCATAAACATATACGCAAATGACAATAGAACAGATTTTTTATAATCAAACATGGTATGAGGACTTTTGTAATATCAGAAGGCCCCACGCCATTATATTAGAATCGAAACAAGAGGCAGAAAATAAACTTGTTTTTACCCTTGAGGGTGATGGGGTATCAACCAACTTCGATAAGGAAAAAGCATCAATCCCTTCCATGCTTGAACGAATTGAGCAGATGGGCTTGAATAAGGGGGAGTATATACTATCCTCTTATGTCCGTTATCCCGTCCCCAGTCCACGGGTATGGAGGCCAGACTTTAATGAAATGATTGTAAGTAAAATTAAAGTGACTGTATGACAGCAAAAGATAAACTTGAACTATTAAACGGCATCCATTATGGGGATACCGAATCCTTAAAGAAATATGTAAAATCTGGCATCATTGATTGTGACACAGATACAGGAAGGGTATCATGCCGATTCGACCTACGAAAATTCATTCAAGATAAGTTAAAAGAAAAGGGGATATCCCAGAGGCAAATGGCATTGAGAATAGGAATATATCCACAAAATTTTAATAATTACATCAATGGTACAAAAACATTACCATTACAATCAATAGAAGAAATACTTTGGCTTTTCGAAGAAGATAATACGAACGACCTATGAGACAACCCGATTATGCAATCTTAATGAATACTGATATTTGGCCTGGTCAACTTATCCTTGATTTCAAATACAAACTTATTGCTTCCATTTTCACAATAGATTATCGGGACGATGAGTTAATCAATTCAACTATGGAAGATATGGCTCAAGAAAGAGGGGTGATAGTGAAAATAAAGGACTACTATATATTCCTCGTGCCGAAATACTGTTTGGGGGACAAAATACCAAACGATAAAATTCGTGATGTATTAAAAGGGATGGCGACATTCTATAAAGAGTATACCGTTGATAGGAAACCAGGGAGGTTTAAGCGATACGCTGAAAGTCCCGAGCTTCGTAGTGAACGATACTCGAACGAGGAAGGTGATTAACCTTCCTTTTCTTTTTCCGGCACCATGAGATAACCTTTCTCTGCAGCTTCATAGAGTTTGCAGTCACGACACATCAGCGGCATATAAGTCCGCATCACATCCATTTCGTCAGTCCTGTCGCCGCCCTTCATTCCCATAATGTCTATAAGCATCTTGAGGTATGTTTGCTTATCCTTTTCATCAGGCATGCCGTTGATTTGTCCCTTGAGCCACTCTATGAGTTGCGGAAAGTCCGTGTAGTCCACATTGAAAGCATTTGTCACGCCTTCTCCTTCGCTCTGTTTACGGATCACCTCTCCGTTGGCCATTGTCTCGATTCGCTTGTCATCCTTCCTCCTGAGGGCTTTCAAATAGGCCTGAACCATGTCTGAGTTTTTCCACGCCGATGTCCTGGCGAGGATTGTCTCTTTAGTCATGCTATCCGTATCGTGACACAGACAGAATACTTCAGTCCAATTCTTGAGGTCATTGAAATATTGATAGGTGATTGCAGCCTCTTCGAGGCGTGTAAGTGCTTTCAGGGTAACTCTCTTTGCTGGCATAATTTTTCGTATCTTTGCACAAAGATAGTGAAAATCAATGACAAAAAGAGAATTACTTGCCCTTATAGAGGACTATCACCCCAACGAGGTTGTTAAGTTGGTTATCAAGGACTCCAGGGACAATTGTTCGCTGCTGCCCATTGAGATTGTCGGCGTGAATACGGAGTTGACACAACAGACCGGATTCCTTACCCTTGACCTTGATTATTCCTTTGCCACCGATACGGCAGTGGAAACTGAGGCGGACAAGCTCAGAAGGGACAAGATGCGGCAGGATGCCGAGGTGAGAATCGCACGGATGAAGAGCAGTGGATGGGAGGATAGCATCAAGCAGATTGTCGTGGTTGATAGACCTGCGACACCCCAGGAACAGGGGGCATCCATAGAGAATATCGAGACTGTGACAAAAATTCACGAGCTGTCCGAGTTTATTAAAGACAAGCCAGAGGTCGCGAAGGAAGAGAAGAAACGCAAGAAAACCAAGAAATGGGGGGCATATAAGGTGCCGAAGAATATGGAGTCGTACAAGAGAAAAAGAATTGATTAGTCCTGCCCCCTTTTCTGCCCTTTGAATTAAAAACCCTTCTACAAGTGCGTGTAGAAGGGTTCTTTGTGGAGAATAAGAAATCGCAACAAAATGCCCTATATGCCTCTCAGTGCGTTCTATTGAGGGTGGTGTACTATGATTTTTGTAAAAATACTACATTTTTAGTACAATTTCTGCCCTTTTTTCTGCCCCCTTTAGGATATTTTATTATCTTTGCAGAAACACTCAGAATATGAATATCAGATTTAATCCCAAGTCGGCAAATGGTGGCCCTCTTCGTGTGGTAATATCCCACAATGGTAAGTCATACCGCAAGGCGATAGGTTTGTCTTGTGAGAAATGGAACAATAGGACTCAAAGGTCGGGCGATGCCCTAATTGATGATGCCGTTAAAAAGTTAAGGCAAGCCCTGGAGGGCGAGTTGAATGAGTTTTCGTCCGAAGAACATATCATATCTTGCCTTGACAGGATCAAGGGAGGTAAGTGGCTTGATGTCAGGAAGGCGCAAGTTAAGAAGGACAATAAACCAACTTTTGAGGAGGCTTTTTGGGATTGGTGCAACATTGGTGGCAGTCAGCCCCAGAAGAGACTTGCATTTAAGATAGTGACTGAGATAATGCCGAATAC